TGTTCATAAAGAGTTGGCATTTGACCATTTTCTATTTGATGTCTAACAGTTACATCTTTTTCCATGTCTTTAATTACATCTCTAGGATGTCTGCCGTATTCAGTATAAATGTCTTTAAACATCTTCATACCTCGTATTGATCCATGTATTCCAAAAACCAAGACCGTAGCATGAGCAAAATCTCTCATTGTAGGTACATGACCTTCTAATGCCGCACCTAATGTAGTCATCACAGCTATTTCTGATGAAAGTCTAGCTGTTGTACTACCTGTTAATGCTTTAACTTTTGCACCAACACCAAATGTAGCACCACCAATTACTGCTGTTTTACCAGCAACTATTGCTGTTTTTTTATCCATGTAATGACTTAAAAATTCTGGAAATGATCCTACAAAATTATCTTCTATTGCTCTCATATAAGATGATCTAATTACTTCTGGTAATGCAAAACCACCAGCACCACATATAATAGGTAACGCAGGTGCGGCTGTACCTGCACTTCCAACTAAAGCTGTACCACCTGCCGCAAAACAACCTGCCGCCATAAATGGTAAATCATTTACTAACGTAACAGCAGATGCAACAATATCTTTATCAAATCTTTGTTCTTGATACATAAATATTCTTTGTATTGCTTCTTTAGGATCAGCGTTAGGATCATCAATAAATACTTGATAATATCTATCTAGCATACCATTTACAGATTGCTCGTAACCATTTGTAAATACGTTGTAATAACCTTTACCACCAAAAGCATTTAATACTTTATCACCAACATTTGCAGGTAATTTTTCTAATGCTTTAGTTACAATATTATCATTACCCCAATAAGCTAGTTGTGCAGTTTCATAATCATATTGATCTGTACCAAATTTATCAAAATATTTATCAGTTCTGTCTTTTAATTCTTGATTATCAACAAGTCTGTATTCTTGCCCTACACCTGCTTCTATGTCTTCTACTTTTTCATAATCAGCATGATGATATTCAATGTATAATTTTTTCATTGCATCAACATCACCATTAGCAATTGCTTTAATTAATTGATCTGAACCAGCACGATTAAACTTTTCACTTTTAGGTATTTCTAAAAAATTAGCTAATGCTAATGCTTTTTGTTCATCTGGTGATAATCTTGTAGGGTCTTCATGTTTAAATGCTTCTGTTACCCAATAAGGTAATTCATAATCTTTATTTACTTTTCTATTTACGTTTATAAATCTATTTAAAGCAGTTCTAAAACCGCTTTTTCTAAATTGAAATAAACCACCAGCACTACCATCTGCATTATAAATATTTCTATTATTACTTTCTAAGGCTGAAACAAATGACATGAACTCATTAAGATACATAATTTGTAAATCATTAAATTCATAATTTTGTTTAGCATATTCTAACATTGTTTTTGAATTTGCACCTGTAGAAAAAGCTGTATGTAATACATTAACAGGTTCGTTAGCTTTTCTTTCATCTTCAGCTTGTTCGTAATTTGTATCAAAAAGATATCTACCTGTTTCTTTGTTAAAACCAAAATTACCTGCAATAGCATCTTTAGCTTGTGCGTTTTCTAGTAATTTAACTTGCTCATCATTTAATGCACTTTCTGCTAAAGTTAAATCAACACCACCTTTAAATTTTTCTTTTTCATATGCTATGTTTGGATAATATTTTTCCATCCAATTATCTATAAATCCTACTCTACCATTATCATCTTCTTTAAATAATTTATATGCTTCATCTATTTTATTAAGAATTTTAGCTTGATCTTTATTTTTTAATAAATCAAATGTAGTATTTTTAAGATTATATTTACCGTCAGATGTTTTGTTAGATTTAATAGTGTCAGCATTTTCATCATCTTGTAATTTCATTAATGATGTTTTTTTACCTAAAGGCATTTGATTTTCTGTAATAGCAGTTGTATCTTCCTGCATATCAGTATCTAATAATGAATTAGATTTAATAGGTACTATACCGTAACTATTGTATATTTCTTTTTTATTAAATCCTGCTTTTTCTAAAAGAGGTACTTGGGTATCAACATACGATTTTATTGTGTCTGTATCAAACCCAGCTTGTGATAATTGTAAAGCTGTAATTTTCATAGTTATTCAAAGTCTGGCATTATAAACAAATCAGATATATCTAATGTTTCAACATTTTGTCCAGTAATAACACTAGGTAATCCATCTGTTCTCTTTATTAATTTTTTAGCTCGTTTTAAATAAGTAATAACATCTTCACCTTCATTTCTTGGAGGCATAACAAGATTAGCATTACTTGGTGTTTTACCTACAAAATATTCGTTAGGCATAATATAAAAAGATTGATCTGTAGCTGTTGGGCCAACAATACCTTTAATTTTGTTTTGTAGTTCATTTAATCTTTCATCACTTATAGTACCTTTATAAGTTTCAATTAAATCACCTAAAATATAATTTGGATGTCTTCTATTGACTAGCATATTTTCATATGTAAATCCTTTACGTTCACCTTCAGCAAGTAATCTATACATATTATTCATAGCATTATATGCTTCTTGGGTCATTTTTCCACTATCTAATGCACTTAATAAAGCACCTGTTCTTTCTTCTGGTGGTAATTGTTGTAAACTATTTAACATTCCTAACACACCTTCATCAGCACCTATTTCTTTCATCAACATAGATGTGGCTTTTGTAGTAATATCTTTTTTGTATGCGTTTCTACTTTTTGTTAATTCACCACTTTGTTTATATAAACTCATTGCTGTTTTAGGTTCTAACAATCCTTGAGCCATTAAATCCCAAATAACTTCTCTTTCTTTTTCAGTATCCATTGCACCAGAACCAATAAGATAAGTAGTCATTGCTAATGCTTGATTACCTTCTACACTATTCCAACTATTTTTACCATTTTTCATATTATTTAAAGCGGCATTGTAAGCAGTTCTTATAGATAATTTTGTGCTTGGTTCTAAGTCTGAATTTTCTAAATCAGCCATAAAATTTTTAGCATTTTCTTGACCTTCTTTAGTACCAGTTTCTAAACCAATAATTCTATCAACAAAATCTGTTTTAGTTATTTTGTCTTTTTCTTCTTTTTGTTTTGTGTGTAATGAGTTTTGATTAGTAAATTCATTTTGTGCTTGTTTAATTAATTCTTTTCTTAAATCATCATCAACAGTTAATTCTTTACCTTCAATATCAACCATTTTAAAATTTTTGTTTTTAAGTCTAGATGTTACATTGTTCCAATCTACTTCTTGGCTACCATTAGGTGACATAACAATTAAATCTTTTGTAGCTTGTAACATTCCGTATTTTACATTTGTCCAATTTTTAGTTGTTTCTTTAACTTCATTAAAAGTTTTTTCGTCAAACAAATTAGTTTCTACATTTTTCTTTAAATGTAATTCTGTATATAATTCATATTGTGCTTCTATTTGTGCTAATGAAGTAGCTTGTTCTACAGATGATTTGTATGCAGTATTTGCTTCATTAAAAGCATGACCTGCGTTTTTAAGTTTTTGATTATTAACTGCTTTAACTACATCATTTCTAGCTTCAAAAAATTTTTGATAATATAAAGGTTGGTATTCTTTCCAAGTTTGTTCATCTAATCCAGCTTTAAATTCTTTTTCCCATCCTGCCGCACTTTTGTCATAATCTAATAACCAATTATCTGGAGTTAAAAAATCTTGTCTATTTTGTAATGAATTTTGAAAATCAGAAGTTTTACCATACATCATAGCTGTTGATAAATCTTTATTAGTATTAATATCTAATCTTCTTAATTTAGCATCAATAGAGTTTTTTTTGTTAGCATATTCTGTAACTTTGTTTATTGCAGTTACACCAAGACTAGCTACAGCACCACCTGTTTGAGTACCTGTACTTAACGATCTACCACTATTAATAGTAGTACCACCTTCATTTTTATATCTTGGTATCTTCATATGTAATCCTATATTGAGCAGGGCTAAAACTATGACTTTTTACTGATCCATTCATATCAGTAGTAGTTTTAAAAGCCTTAAAATCATTACCTGCTTGTGGTATTTTTTTTGTGTAACCTTCAAATATCATTGTATCATGTTCCCAAACTTTTACTAGATAAACCATTAACCAATACCTTTTTCAGCCGCCGCTTTATCTTGTTTATAATTTTTATATGTCATACCAGCAGATAATAATGTTTCACCCATTTTATATTTTTGTGCAGTAAGTAATCCAGTTGTTTCTGCATCCATTGCCGCATTTCTAACAAAAACTCTTTTTTCTAAAAATAACATATCATTTTCAAATTCTTCAAAATCTGCATTAGCTATAAGTAAAGGTGAACCAGAAAATTGCGCACCACTTGCACCTATTCTTGCTCTTTGTGCAGACATTAATTTTGCTTGTTCTTTTAATTTTTTTTGTTTTTCGTATTGAAATGACAATTCATTTTCATATTTATTCCAAGCCGCATTGGCTTTAATTTGTTTCATTTGTTGTCTTTGACCCATAATGGTAACTGCTGTACTAGCCGCCATTAAAAAAGGTATCATTTGAAATGCCATATTTTACTCCTTAATCACTTGTTACTAATGTTCCTGTTATCCCCAATACCGTCATTGGTAAAGGTTGTTCTTGTTTTATAATAATTTGTCCATCTCTATCCCATCCTAAATTAATTACCCTTTTATCTCCAGTAAATTCTGAGATATTTTGGCCCATTGGCGTAGATGATGTTCTAAATGGTAATTGATCTCCATTTATATTAATACCAACAGTTTTATGTAATCTTACTAATACTTCATTATATCTTTTTTTTCTACCTTGTGCAGTACCAGCAGATGCACCAGCTTCTACTCTCATAGTTTTTAATTGTGAAATATAACCAAGACCAATCTCTATTGATTTGTAACCTGTATTTGCAGGTAAACTAATAGTAATTGATCCACTTGATACTGTTTGATTTGGATATACAGCATCACCAATAAGTATTTGTACATCTTCACCTTCTAAATGATCTAAACCTGTTATTGTAGAACTACTTGCATTTACTGTTGTAGATAATGCACTATCCATATTTAATTTTTTATCTAAATATTCTATGTGTTTTACAATGTTATTATTTATTTTTCTTTCAACAATAACCCATGTTTGATTTTCTAAATCTTCAGAAATAGTACAAACAGATTTAACTTTTGCTTGTGCTTCTATACTTTGAGTTCCAACACCTGCTGTTATTTGTAATACAGTTCTATCAATTGCTTGTTCATAACTATCTGCAAATTCAATATTATTAGCATCAATTTTAATAATATAATAATATTCGTTATCTTGTAAGCCACCTAATTTAGTTCCGCCATCTGCTTTGTATAAAACTTTATCACCTGTTTCAAAACCATGATTAGTTATTGTAATATAACCATTAAAATTAGGATCAGTTGTTTTAGGTGTTACATCTGTTGCGGCATCAAATGTTTGTTTAAATGAACCACCAATAATATGTCTATGCCAAGCAACAACATCTTCTTCTCTTTGATAAGTTAAACCTAATAAAGTTCCATCTTCTCTTACTGCCCAATAAATACTTTGTGGTTCTTGTGCGTAATCAACATCAACTATTCCATTACCTGTAATGTGTTCTGCAAGTAATGTCATATCTGGTGCTAAATACGCATCATCTTCAAATCTGTATGCTAATTCTCTAATTTTTTTTCTTTGTCTTTGTACAAACAAAACAGCGTTACCAATTTGAATAGGTTGTGTACTATAACCACCATATGTAGTTTGTTGTGTAATTTGTACGTTATCAGGCTGTAAAGGCTCACCAGTTGGTCTTCCTACTTTAAATTCACCACCAGCAGTACCAACAATTAAATCTCTAGCAGGTGCTAACCATCTTATTGTATTAACTTTGTTTGCGGCAATTGTATAAATAAAACTATCTGCTGGGCTACCATCACCTGCATGAAAATGCTCATAAAAACCACTTTCACTAGCCCATATAGTTTGTGGATAAAATGTGCTTCCACCAAATATTAATCTTTGTTCAAAAAATGAAACTGTTTTAGGATATCCTGTGTGTTCAGACCAAGCGCCTAATGCCCAATCAGTTGTAGCAGTTGCAGAACCTAAATCTTGTTTTATTTCCCATGTAACAACTGTTGCTGATGTATAAGCAGTAATAACACCCCATCCATCTTTCATGCTTATTAATCTTCCAACATCAGAAGAATGAAAACCATTATTTTCATATCCAAATGAAGTTCCAGATGCAGTTAATGTTCTACCTGTACCAATATTTTGATGTGATGATGTAAATGTTATACTACTTTCGTTAGCATCTAAATAAGGCCCATTTTGAAATTCAACTTCTGTAAGTGTCCAAGACGTGTGACCTGTTCTTGATAATTTTCTAGGTTTTAATGTTTCATGTACAATGTACATAACGTCTGCTGATTGTGTAAATTGTATTTCATACAACATACTTTCTGTAAATGGAGTTGCTATTTCGTAAGCTGATCCACCAGAAGTTATTTGTCCATTGTCTTTATAAAATCTAATATATTGATCTCCAAATTCTAATACATAAGATTGTTCTATATTAAATTCAAAAGGTATAAGTCTAGTTACTTTAGAACTATCTTTTACTTCTTTTACAAATCTTGTACCATATCTTCTTGATGCGCCGCCTTGTGGAAATACTGTCATGTTTTCCATAATCTCAACACCATTATTATATTTTTTAAAATCAACTTGACCAGCAAGTTTAGGTGTTAATTCACCAGCAGTAAAATTAGTTTGAAAAGGATGTACTCTAGCCATTATCTTCGGAAAGTTGTAAATGTGTCAGAAACAAGATCATCAATAAATCCTTCTTGTCCATCAACACTACGGGCTTCCGAAAGTTTATATTCATAGAGTTTCTGCATTTGGGTTTGTAATTGAACAGAATTTGTAACTGGATATGCTAAATCTGTTGCCAATTTTGCAGTTAATGTATCAACAAACATACTGTCAAATAAAGTAGGATTAGTAATTCTAGCAACATACATAATGTTTGCTGTGCCTTCATCTGTAAGTAATACTCTACCATGTGTAGCTACGTTTTCTACTTTAAAAATAAAATGCGGTTCTTCCATGCTTAATACTCTTAAACAATCTGAAGGTAATGAAAATTGATTAGCATAACCATAAGCGGGTGCTGTTGCTAATTTTGCTAATGATGCTCTTGTTGCCGCAAAATTCCAAGTGTGTAGTCTTAAAACTGCATCTCTTGCATCTGGATAAAATGAATTACAAAGTCTGGCTCTTTCAGTATCATCTGTAAGTGATGTAATAGGATCGTCACCTAATCTTCTTAATGCATTTGAACAAATTGAAACTTCTGTAGCCATAATATCCTTTTAATATATTAAAGGGCCATATATTGCAATGGCCCTCTAAAGATAAGTTGAAATTGTAAGTATATTATACGTTACAAGCGATTTCTACAACTTTTTCGTCTTCAACTCTAGTAGCACCAATCGTCATAGATAGGAATACTTGAGTTGCGTAGTTCTTGTCATCTCTTTCAGATATTCTTGTTTGGATATCTCTACCTAAAGCAAGACCAATAGCTGATTGAGTGAAAGCTAAAGCAAGGTTATCACCAGAACCATCTTGAGCAATTCTTTCAGTTCTAATGAACTTGAAGCCCATGAAAGTATCTACTTGACCTGCAACAAGTGCTTTAACACTATTGTAGTCAGCAGAAGTGATTTTTTCTTCACCTAGTAAAGCTGTGATCTCTTTAGCTGAACAAATTAAATATTTTTGTTCATCTGGATCAACGTCAGATGCATCTAGGATTTCTTTAGCAGAGATAAGTTTATCTACTGATAAAGATGAAGTTCCTACAGCTATTTGTTGTGACGCAGGTAATGCGATAGTAGTAGCACCAGCTACACCACCAAATGCATTTCCAGAAGCCGCCGCAATAATAGCGTCATCCATTGCTCTACCCATAGCGTAAGCACCAGCTTTCGCATATTCAGATTGAGGTGAAATCAACATTCTTACTTTGTCCTCTTGGTCAATTAAATCAGCCCAATCGTAGTCAGCCAATGTAACTTTTCTTCTAGAGTGAGGAGTATCAATCTGAGGAGTGTTTGAATGTCTTGTTGTTCTTACTTGTGCCGCAGTAGCGCCAATTCTTTCAAAGTAGTGAGATGTACCTGTTACTGTTTCAGATTTCACCGCACCTCTTAATCTAGAACCTTTTTGTTGCGCTAGATGAAACACATTACTTTTGTATTGTTCTACAAAAGCTGTTGTTATTTGTGTACTCATGTTTTTAGTCCTTTATTTAAAAGTTAAGAATAGGGGGTATAATACAAATGCATTAAACCATATTCTCATTAATCGGTCTTTATCCTTACGGGAAACCTTATTGTAATAACGATACAATCAACACGGTTTTATAGTCCACATGACTTGGAAGTTTGTTGTCCTTTACGGGCAAACTTACTGTTGTAATAATATCACAATTGTGACTTATTTACCATATACTTTTTCATGTAATTGTCGCATTTTTTCTACAGCAATTTCATGGTTTGGATGTGATGGATCAAAATAAGCATGACTTGTATCAGCCATAATATTATTAATTTCTTCTTTAGCATCTAATGGTGATACAGCTAATCTATTATTAGTAGTATTTTGAGCCATATCTTCTGTTACTTCTTTACCAATAGTTGCTAAAAATTTTAATACAGCAGGATTATTACCAGCAGATGTTTCGGTTAAAAGAGTTCTTAACTCATCATCACCATAAACATTTAATGCTCTATCTGCGGCTCTAACATTTTTATCATAATCATAGCCCCATTCTTTTTTAAGCACTTCTTCTGCTTGTGATTTTTGTTGAGCCATTACTGAACCTTCATTGTTTAAATTATTTTGAGTAGATTGAACTTGGTATTCCATTAAAGCATTAACTTGTTCATTATTTAGTCCAATTTTATGCGCTACGTTTTTAAATTGCTCAACATCTTCTTTTTTAAAATAATCAACCATTTCATTTGGTATATTAATTTCGTATTTACTAGCGTCTTCTGGTCTTCCTAATTTATTATAAAGTTCTGCTTTTTCTTCATCTGTTTTAGGAATAGGTACTCTACTGCCTAAAACTTTTTGTTGATGTATTACTGTTTTAGCAAGACCTTCAACATCTTTAAAATTAGCAAGTGTTGGATCGTTTTTTAATTCGTCAGATAGTGATGATTTCCAATCTTGATTATCACTTTCTGATCCAAGAACTGTATTAGCTGTTTCTTGTATTGAATTAGCTATAGTAGTTTCTGGATTGTCAGTTGTGGTCGTTTGTTCATCAGACATTTTTATCCTCCTTTAATAGATTTATTATTCTGATTAATACCGATCTTTGTCCTTCACGGTATGATGTTTCATGGGGATCATTTTTTATAAATGAACTCCTATGATAATAAGCAGACGTTAAATCTGCTAATACCTTCTCACCTTCTTTAGATGAAAATGTAATTTTGTATTGTTGTTTTAATTGTTTTAGATCATTGTCTTGATCTTTTGCCATATTATCCCGTCATATCGGCCATACCCATATCATCTACCATATCAGACATTGCTGATTGTACATTAGGGTCAGCTAATTTTTTAGTTGCGTCAGCTTGTGTGTTCATAGCTTGTGCTTGTGCTTGTGCTTGTTGTGCCATTGCCGCTTGTTGTTGTGCTTCTGCTTGTGCGGCTCTCATTTCTTGAACTTGCTCAGTACCTCTCATAACAGTTTTTGGTACACCTAATAATTTTGCTCTCATTCTAATTGCGTTATCGTGATCTATGTTATCCATAATAGCAGGATCAACTTGCGCAATATTCATAGCTAATTGATATAATCTTTCAATTGCAACTGCTTCTTCCATTCTTTGTGATCTAGCTAATGGCCCAACATATTCTACATCAATTGTAGTATCTCTAATTACATCTGGTGCTGTCATTAAAGCACCTGCTCTAAACATAATTCCAAATACTCTTTCAATTAATGGATTTAAAAATTCTGATTGGAAACGACCTAATGTTGGCCCTAATAATCTTTGCATCAATTCATATCTAACTTGAACTTCTGTTGCTGTCATTTGTGGGCCTTCTTGTAATTGTAATTGGTCTGAATAATATGCTTGTCTAATAGCAGTTCTTAATTGATTTTCTTTCATGTCAGTTATTTGCCAGTTAGAACCAATTTGTAATGGTTTAACAGCACCGTCATTTCTAATTACAGTTATTCCAGCAGGTGTCATTCTAACTCTACCAATTACACCGTCATCTTGAACAAGTAATGGTGGATCAATTGCTTTAGCCCATGCTTTTAATCCAATCTCAACTGCTTTATTTAAAGTTTTAATATCTGGTAACGCATTATAACTTGGTGATCTTCCAAAAATTTCACCAGTTGCTTTAGACCATCTAGGTACTAAATATGGAAACTCATTATAACCACCTGTTCTAACAACCATTTTATCTTCTTCACAAACGTGACAAGAATGGAATGGAAGTTTAGTTGCAGTTTTACCAATTGCTCTTTCGTAATCTGCTGTTGGTTCTACTGCATGAATAAATGTAAAATTTTTTTCTGGTTTTTCTCTAGCCGCTTTTAAAACTTTTTCACCTAAATTATCTTCACCAAATTCTTGAACAGCTTGTCTAGCTGTTAATTTATATTTTCTGTAAAGTGTATCAACTGTACCATTTATATTTTCTTGAATGTAATATTCTGCAATGTGTAAACAATTAAAATGAATACCATCTGTATCAAAACCATTTTTACCTTCTTCAACAAAAATTGCACCAGTACCTATTGAGCAAAGATCAAGATATAACTCATGTACTTCAGTATTAAAATTTGTTTCGTTAAAAGTGTCGTACATTCTTTTTGCAGTATCTTCTAACCACAAAGCAACTTCTCTATTTTGATTTAATACTTCATCTCTTAATTTAATTGAAAACCATGCTAATGATGGTGATGTAAGTGTTCCTTGTAATGAAGCGGCTAATAAATTGTTAGCAGTTATTGCTGTACTGTCATACAATACTTCAGTTCTTTTTTCACCTTTAGTTCTTAAAGTAATAACGTCTGCTTTTCTTGGCATAACATAATCTAAAATTTCTTGCCAATGAGTTTCCCATGTGCCTCTACTTTCTTCCATAGAGCCAAGACGTTTTTTAATATACTCGTATGAAGCCATATTATTTTATTCCGCCACCTAATACTGTTTTTTCTGTATTAGCTTCTTCAGTTACTCCTTGTCCAGAAGTAAGTATAGTTCCGTACATTCCTTGTTTCTTTGAGCTTAACATTTTTTCTTTTTCTGCCGATAATTTTGCTTCTGCTTCAGCAGTTTTATCAGTTACTATTGGATCAACTGGTGGTGGCATTTGTGGTGCTGATTTCATTCCCATAATATTATATCCATTTACATTCTTGTTTTAACATACCGTAAATTGCGGCATCTACAAATTTATTACCAATTTTCATGGTTTGTCTGCATACACCTTCTTTAACAAATCCAACGCCTTTTAACAAGCGTTCATTTCTTTTGTATTCATTACGACACAAAGCGGTTATTCTACTACATTTTAATTGAATAAAACAGTATAAAAATACCATTTTTAAAAATCGTCTTTGACAAACTCTAGGAGTATCTAATGCTAAATGAATAAAAATATTATGACCATCATAATCAGAAAATAATACTCCTCCCATAATATTATCTTTTCCAGATACATCTCTTTCAACAAAACCTATAAAAGAAAATTTATTATCTAAATCTGTATTAATATGTGCTTTTGGTGCAACGTAATTAAATATTGGCTTACGCCATTCTTCTTCTGTAACTGCTACAATCACTATGCTTTTATACCGCCACCTAAAATAGTTTTAGAAACATTTGCTTCTGCTTCATCACCAATTGAAGATGTTAAAATAGTTCTTTGACTACCACCATAACCTATACCTAATGCTGATCTTTTCTTTTTTTTAGCTTCTTCTTCTGTTTCTGGAACTGTTGTTTGTGGTGGTTGAGTTTGAGGAGTTTGAGTTTGCATTTGATTTCCTCCACCATCCCCTTTAGCAATTGTTCTTCCCATTGCATCTAATGTTCCTTGACCTCTACCAGTTATATATCTTTTATAATCTGCAAGAGTATTTTGAAAACCTAATTTACCTGCAACATTTTTTTGAAAATAATCTCTATTTATTTCAAATGTTTTTTGTCTTAAACCTTGAGCCATATTCAAACCTAAATTTAATAAAAAAAAAGGTGTGTCAGCTTTTGGTACTTGGTAATTATTTAATTGAGATTGACCAGTTGCTAACGCTGTTTTTTGTGCGCTTGATTTAATTTGAGAACTAGTTGCTACACTTGTTGTAGATGATCCGCTACCTGTATGTGGATTTGGTCTGCTTGTAGTTTTTGTTGGCGAAGATTTTTTTGATGATGTAGTTTTTGCACCAGAATATCCAGATGAAAATGGTGAACTTGATGAATATGATTTTCCTGCCATGTTATTTTTTAATTAAATATGTTAAACTCATAATCAGATTGTATTTGTAAACGATCATAAGATTTTGTTCTAGCTTTTCTTAATGACATAACTGCATATCTCATTGCTGAAATAACATCATCATTAGCTGGTACGATCTTACCATCTTTTCTATGATACATTCGTAATTCTTCTAACAGTTTACCTTGATTTTTAAAAATTTTCAACCTTTGTGTCTTAAACCTAGTATATATCTCTTGAACACCAGCTTCTACAGAGTTACCGCCAGAACCTTCTTTTTGTCCATTTGCAGGTGGATTACTAAAATGTTCTCTAGTCATATTAACACCTTCATCTTTGTATTGTTGTGTTAAACTTTTACCAGAACCTTTGTCAGCTTGTCTTCCATCCATAGGCCATACTACAGGTATATATCTACCTCGCATTTTAATTGCTGATGCATGAATAGGTACTGCTTCTTGCCTCATAGCATAACTATCATAAACATAAGCTGTATCTGTATCTCTATCCCAAGCAACCCATACTGCGGCTGTTGGGTGATCCCATCCAAAATCTAAACCACAAATTTTGGGCCAATGATCTGGTATTTGTATTTCATCAATTACAACATCTTCTTCTGCTACAGGAAATACTAATCCAGAACCTAATTGTGGTATTCCACGTTCACGCATTTTTCTTTCATGTGGTGGTAATGCAGATAAAATTTGTTCTCGTACTTCTGGTGTCATATGAGGTGCATCATCCCATCCTGCTGTAATTAATGCTTGTCCTTTACGTAAATTATTTAAAAATTGAGCAACTGTTTCTGTCATACCGCTTTCTGGTGTAAATGTCATATAAACAATACCACCTTTATCGGCTGTACG